GAAGCAAACAAAGAGATTGCAAGGAAACAGAAGCGTAGACTTCATTATGTTTCTAATGTCTATGTTGTTTCAGACCCTAAGAATCCTGATAACGAAGGTAAAGTATTCCTTTACAAGTTCGGTAAGAAAATCTTCGAACAGTTGAAGGAAGCAATCAGTCCTGCTTTTGAGGACGAGTCTGCTATCAATCCTTTTGACTTAAGAGGAGAAGGTGCTAACTTCAAAATTAAAATCAGAAAAGTCGATGGTTATTGGAACTACGATAAGTCTGAGTTTGATAAACCAGCACCACTTTTTGATGACGAAAATCAACTGAATGACATATATAGTTCAGTACATTCATTATCAGAAATTATCTCACCTAGTGAGTTCAAGTCTTATGACGAACTCAAAGAGAAACTAGATAGAATTCTAGGTCTCTCAGGTGGAGTGAGTAATTCTACAGCAGAATCAGTTGCAGAAGACCAAGAAGAAGTGCCTTGGGCAAATGTAAATACTGCTTCAGTTGCAGATGAACCTGTAATCTCATCAGCAGAAGCTTCAGTCGGAGAGAGTGAAGACGATGCGATGGATTACTTCAAGAAATTGGCTTCTGATAGTTAATTTCACTTTGGGGTAGTAGTGTTATATAATGACCAAATGGTGATACAGACTACTACTCACTTGGGCCGTGGAATATATTTGGGGGCACCAAGTAAGGGTAAGGGAGACAGCAAACCAAAGCGGGTCTCTCGGTTAAGAACGGGATGCTGTAAGGCGCGGGGTGACTTAACATCTATTATAGGAAAATTATGCCAAGTGTAAAACCAAGAACTCATCCAAAGAGTAAAAATGTCGAACCATTCGATAGGATGTTACGCAGATTTAAGAAACAATGTGAAAGAGCTGGAATAGTGCAAGAGTGTCGAGATAGGCAATACCATGAAAAACCGAATCAAAAGAAGCACAAAAAAAATCAAGAGATCACTAGACGCAGAAAGCTTGATGCAAAGAGAGCTGCACTCGCAGAGTCAAGAAGGAAATGGTTCAACTAAAATGTCTAAGTGGCATGGCGGGAAAGGGTCTAAGAGAAGACCCGAAGACTCTAATGCATACGCAGATGCATGGGAAAGAATTTGGGGTAAACCTCTAAAGGTTAAGACACAAAAGAAAACACCTAAACACGGACTTACTCAAGTCCATAAAGATAAATCAAAATACAACCGTAAGGTTTCTAAGCAGGAACTACAGAAAGACGACTTCCAGTAGGGTCGGGATTATGTGGTGCTGGGTCTTGAATGACCTTTCTACTATTACTTACATTAACTTGTTGAACAGCATTGTTTGCCATGTTGACTGGTGGTGCTGGAGGGCCCATGTCTTTAGCCTCTTCTGCTCTATCTCTTGCATCTTTGAGTCTATCACCTTTTGCTCTCATTTCTGCCTCATCCATCTTAATGTTTTGTTCTTGACTGAACGCGTCATCATCTGAGAAATACAAGGGGTCACTCTGTTGTTGAGCTAGATATTCTTCTTTAGTCATTCCTATTGCATCTGCTCTTATCTGATCTGATTCGTCTTCACTTAATACTCTTGACTCAACATAGTCTTCTCTAGTACCAAGTTCCATTTCTCTTCTCATTGAAGCAGCCGATGCTTGGATTCTGAGTTCATCTCTCTCTTCTTTGGTCATTGCTTGACCACCAAATCTCTCTTCGTCTCTTGCTACCTTACTCTCAGCAAATGCCTCTGCCCTCTTCTCTCTTTCTACTGGGTCTGTAACTTCTACACCATCAGTGGTAATATTACCAGCCATGGCAAATTTTTTCTCTCGTTCTACATCCTCATCATAATAGTCAAGAGACCTGAGTGTAGTATCAGCTTGTTCTTTCTCTTTCAATAATTGTTCTGATGATTTTGCTTGGAAAGTTGCTTCTTCTTGGATGTCTGCAAGAGCATCTTTCTCTAATTGTTTCTTGAGTTTTCTTTTCTCTCTTCTAGACTTACCTTCAAGTTCACCACTTTCTAACATTGCTTGATATTGCTCATCAGCTGATTGTTCTGCAAGTTTCTCTTGTTCTTTCTTTAAGTCTTTTGCTTTCTTCTTCTCTGCCTTTCTATCGTTGATTGCATCAAGTTCTGCTTGTTCTTCGTCACTTAACCCGAATAGTTTTTTCTTGATACCAAGTATCTTACCTCTTACCCAATCAGATATGGATTGCCAGACATCAACAAAGAACTGAGTAAACCCTTGTATGAATCCTTTAACCTTATCGATTGCACCACCGACCTTCTCAGAGATTGTATCTTTGATAGATTGGAAGTTCTGAACTAAGAACATTACACCCATAACTATGGCTGCAACTCCCGCTGCAATTAATAAACCGATACCTATCATAGGGGCAGCTGCAATTAACATTGACATTGCAGACATGATAAGTCCAGCAACAAATGTAACTCCTGCCATAACTAGAGCAGGTAAGGTTGCAATAAAGGCAATTGCTTGTCTACCCATTGCCATAGCAGTTTTTGCAAGTCCTGATAAGAAGGCTGCAGACTTCATCATAAATTGTTTCGTAGCAGCTCCAAAACTTTTTGCACCGTCTATGAATCCTTGACCCATCTCTTTCATTTTTCCACCAAAATCTTTAATTGCATTAAAGGCTTTAGCAGGTAATTCTTTTGCACCTTGTACTAAACCACTTACAAAGTTTTTAGTATTTTGTGCAAAATTTGATACACCATCTTTAATTCCATCCTTCATTCCAGTCATAGACTTACCGAAGTTTTGGAATGCTTCAGGGATACTGTTCAGGAATCTATCTTTGAAACCTTCTGATTTTTTAGTCTCACCATCAATCTCTTCCTCAGTTCCACTCCACCAGTCCTGTAATTTTTGTCCGAAGTTAATTTCATTACCAGTGAAGATTTTAGTTGTTTTTGCAACGGCAGTGTTTGCAAGTTTGAATGGAGTTGCAAGAAGAGTCCCTACAGCTTTAACTTTGTCTGCACCGTCTTCTGCAAATTGACCTAAGTCAATCAGTCCACCAGTAAGTTCTTTAATGGCACCTGATGCACCACTAAGATTCTTACCGAATCCTACTTCGAATTCTACTAGAGATTTAGAAAGGTTGTCGAAAGGTTCAAAGATTAGTTGACTTATTTTATCGGGATTAACCTTGATACTCTTATATTCTGATTTGAGTTCATCTACAGTTACACCCAAGTTATTGGCAGTTTCAAGTAGCATTACTTCCTCTGCAGCTTGTACTTTCTTTTTCTTATCGATTGCCGATTTAACACTTGCCATCTCAATGGCTTCCTGTTTCTTTCGGAAATTGAAAGCTTTTCTTAGGTTAGTCATCTCATCACCAAGAATGTTTTCTCTTTTTCTTTGCTGCTCCTCAGTCGTTGCAGTCATTCTCTTTGTAAGAGCTGCGAGATTACTTTCTTGTTGTTCGACTTCCTTATCTGCTTTGGACTTTTTGTCTGCCATAGTTTACTACTCTTGCAATAATACTTCTTCTTGGACTGATTCGACTTTTTCGATTTCTTCTTTCCAAGCTACTACTGCTCTATCATAAGATGCTTTTGCACTCTCATATTGATAGTCTTCCAGTTCATCCTTATTAGGTTCAACTGGAGGATTGTTCTTAAGCTCAGCAAGATGCTCATCTGATGTCATATCTAATTTAACTTCTTCTGCCATTTTTTTCCCCTATTTTTTGTTGTTGTCTGAATCATGCTCTTTGGCTGCACTGTTAACATACAGTCCAAACCAAGCAGCTCCTGCTCCAACAAGGATTGAAATCAATCCTGATTGTTCCATGGTCGGTGCCTCTAAGTCGAGGAACCACATAACTACAAAGTAAATTAAGAATATGTAAACACTTAAAAATGCTCTTGGCCATATTCTCCATGCATCTACTGCCTTTGCAAGAAATATCCATTTCTGCCAAGGGTTCTTTTTGTCGTCATGTTCTAACTCAAAAATTTTCTGTTTGAGATCGTTGTTTTCAGTGACCATCTCCATAAACTTGCTTAAGTCTATTTCGACTTCGTTTCTACTCATGTCACCTGAGAATCTTTCTCTACTCTCACTCATTTCGTACTCCTATCTTCTAGATTGTTGGCGGATGCGTTCTTTTTCACGCTCCTCTTCTAGATGTTGAAGTAACAGCTTTATGTAAATCTCCCTTTCCCACGGCATCATATTATCTAATTCGTTTAACGAATAATTATGATGTTGCATCATCTGAAAGTTCGTATTATAATAGTTTAATAAACTATCGTGTGAAAGGGCTACTAGAAAAAAGAGTTTAATCCTCTTACTGTAGTCTTAATATCCTTACCACATGTGGTACATACACTTTCAACTTCCTTTTGAAGACTTGGAATACCATTAAAGAATTCTGTTATCTTCTCCAGTTGTTGCATAGTGAGTTCCTCTACAAACTCATTCAATTCATTTGTTGAAGCATCTGCTGCTGGGTAAACATTCTCTTCGTCAAATATATTCACAATGCTATTTTTAAGCATAGTTAAGGTTTGAGTTGCTTGGTCTTTACCTTGAACATCGGATATATCCGATACTCTTGGATACCTCAACTCTACACCTATTTCATCATTAATCATAATTTTTGTTTCAGGAGCTTCTCCTACTACTTCCACATCATCTAAATTAACGACTGCTTCCCCTGTTCCGTCACACTTAGGGTCATTGCAAGTCACTCTAATGTTTGCAGTTTCACCTACAGATTTACTTCTGATTTTAAGGAATAGATATTCCATATCAATCACAGGTAACCTTTGAGGTTTAACTTCACCGTCAGTTACACTTCCGATGAGGTCTTGCACTGCTTTAAACATTGCTTCGTCATTCTCTTGTTCCTGAGCAAGTAATAATACTTTCTGCTCTTTTACAAGGAAGGGACGATATTCAACTTCTCTTCCGTCACTAGGAAGTACACATTTATACTTCGGTGACGATTGCTTTGGTAAAGCCATAATATATTTCCTCTATGAGGTGTTAACCACCTCGTCTTTTATCAGTAATGTATTCAGAACCTACTCCTAGGTCTCTTCCTATATTACTAGCTCTAGTGATTGCAGTATCATAACTTCCTAGTTTTCTACCTAAATCACCAAGCTTACTATTAAACCTTCCAGCAACCTTGAGTCCTTCAAGGACAGCATCGAAGATTTTCCTTCCTTTATTTAGTCCACTCACAGAAAAGTTTCCGTCCATGGGCTGATTCATATTAACATCTGTACTCATGGCATTGTATTCTGATTCCCAGTTTCTATATGTTAATGTAAATTGAAATTGTAATGGTGCATTTTCTGTGTCCATCGATAGTTCGATGGCTGCAATGTTTGATGGATAACAATCCTTGATGGTATATGTTACCGATGGAGTTCCGTCTTTTCTTAATACATGAATAAGACATTCTCCGATATATTTTTCGTAGAATCTGAACACTTGAGCATCACCCTTCTTCATCTCAGTTCTAGTAGCGACATCTGCAGTGTGAATATAGTTTTGCCATGCTTCTATAATCATTCTATCCATGAAGTTTGCATCACAAATATATGTGAATTCTAATTCGTTACCGTAATCAACTTCACCGTTAGGAAGATATCGGTGTCTCATATGTGCTACAGTTCCTAATGACTTGCCTGGCAGTGATGCATTTTGACATAAGATCGTAAGGTTATCACTACCCAATCCAGCAAAGGGTTCAGGTAATCTAGTGAATTCAACTACGAATCTGTTTGCTTGTAATGGTTGTCCTATCCTCGATTTTAATAAATCGATACCGTCTTTTCCTGTTCTTACTTCTGATGCCATTATACTTTCCTAATACTCTTTCTATAAATGTCGTTTGCATTGGTGGTTGTACCTTTTGAAATGAATCTTTGACTGGGTAACATCACAGCCATGTCCATATGTTCAGGTCTAACCTCTACTATTCTACTATCAATATATGAATACTGATATTGTTTGATACAAGGTTTTGCCCACCTTAGTTTACTTACACTTTTTATAGTTGGATACTTAATTTGGAAGTATGATTCATCTTCGATTTCTCTATAGAATTCATACAAACCATCCATCAATAAAGCTCGATATTTTGGTGATAGGTAATGTAAATTAACACCCATAAAACCAGTGGAATATCTTTTCAAACATATTGTAATAGGGAAGTAATCATAATACTTTAACTTGTCTTTGGTTTTTGCATCGTACATAAACATGTACATTTTACCTAGCTCAAACCTAGTGACAAAGTTTTGATTTTCCTTTAGTAAAGAAGAGGGTACTCTTCTTATATCTCTTACATTTGTTTGAAACCATTGAAGAGAATCTATACTTCTAGATTCTATCTCTTCGGGTCTTTGACCAACTATATCTGTAAATAGACTTGCCATTGTCTATTATTTATGATAATTATTATACAAAGTGAAGTTTTCTTTTTGAATTAATTTTTTCGATGGATGAAAATCCATCATGTGTCTCAAGTCTTCTTTACCAAGATGTCCAACAATCCCTATCCCGTTTCCCTCGTATGTTCCATGATAGAACATAGGATATAGTTCACGGTCACATGTTCCCTCTAGGGTAGGTGGGTTACCACCGAAGGCTTCTATTGTTCCATGGATTACTTTATAGAGTTCATCTCTTTCTTCACCTACATGCATTTCGATACGGTTGTCGTCTAACTTGACTGCAAACAAAGCCTTATCTTCATGGTGACAATAGAGTCTATACCATTCGTTAAAAGTCATCTGAGGAAAGTCTAGTAGTCTATCTTCAACATCCCATACTACAAACTCTTCGTTGCAGTCAGTATATTCTATTGCATAAACACGGAACTGGCCTGGGTGACAGAACCATTTACTCTTCTTTAGGTATGCTTGAGGTACAGAGTAAAGACCAGTGGTCTGAATGTAATGGACTAACCATTGTATTTTATTTGCATGAAAGAACATGTTGTTATCATGTCCACCCATCCATGCACTCCATTCCATATGAGATGATTCCATACTGGGTGTTTTAGAATTACCACCATTTAACCATGCCCATCCATAAGAGTCTAGGATATGCATCTTACCATGTTCTTTATATGGTTTGATATGATCTACAAGATTGTAATCGACTGCATCGTTAAAGGATAGTAACTTTGGTTTGACAGGCATACTCTGAAACCATTCGTATAATAGAGCTTCATTTATATGGTCTCTCTTATACCCATTCATCCCATCATTTAACATCAATCTTTCTTCTTGCATTAGTGATACTCTCCTAATTTTAACTCAACCAGCTTTACATCGTGAGGTGTGTCTACGGAAAGACCGTCATCTTCTACCTTAACCATCTTTACCGTATAACCATTTTCAAGATATCTTAACATCTCAACATTTTCTTTCTCTTCATTCTCACCCACGGTAAGTGTAGGAAAGACTGATAACATATCTCTACTGAATGCATACAATCCCATTTGTTGATACTCAGATATTGGTAATCTAGAGTAATGCATTGCATGTCTATTCTTATCTAATGTAACCTTTACAACATTCTTGTCCGTTAACTTATACTCTTGGTCTATATCGACATATGCATTTGCAACACCTATGCCCCAACCATATTGTTCTATTAAAGTATCTATTGCATCAGGATTTATCAGAGGTTCATCACCCTGAATGTTTACAAAGAGTCTACCATCTAACATATTCAATGCAGCTGCACAGCGGTCAGTTCCACTTCTAGCTGACTCATCGATAACTATGCATCTCATTTCCTGAGATGAGCAATAATTAGAAATTCTTTCATCATCCGTGAGGACAACAACTGTATCAAGATACTTTGCCATGCAAGCTCTATCATATACCCGTTTAATCATAGGTATACCTGATATGTTTACAAGTGGTTTACCTTCAAATCTTGTTGAAGCCCATCGTGCTGGAATTAAACCGACAACTAAATCAGATTCGTTATCGACTTCAGCGTATTTTCGCATTTCAAATCTCCAAATCCCCATGATGCATATTCAAATCTTACCCCTGCTCTCTCTGCAGCCTGTTGGTCGTATATCATATCACCAATATAGACTGTATCTGATGGGTCAGTGTTCAGGGTTGCCATGGTATAAAGTAATTGGTCAGGAGCTGGTTTACCTCTCATTCCAGCACAGGGACATGAGATGTAATCGAACTTAGGTAACTTATATTCTAGTAATGAAACGGTATCTCTTGCTTTAGATGTGCATAATGCTATCTTATTGCCGTTATCTTTTAGGGTATTGAGGGTGTCTAGTACCCCATCATACAATGGAATTGCGTCTAAACTCATCCTTGAGTATGTTCTGTAGGTGTCATATATCTCTAAATGTTGTTTTTCGAGACCAAGACATCTCATTATCTCAACAAATGGTTTCCCTATTTGTTCTTGATAGTCTGAAAACGGATTTTTTACTTCGTGTTTTACTTTTACGGCTGTCCATGCAGCCTCCATGTTGGGTAAAGAGTCGATCAAGACTCCATCCAAGTCAAATACAAATAATTTTGTCATTTTTTACCTTTTTTTGGGACTAAGTGGTCTTCGGTTAGTATCCTAAAGCCCATTTTTCTATCTTCACAGTATTCACCAGCAGCTTTGAACTTTGCTTGGTTTACTATATATGTCAGAACTTTTGCTTTGTACTTCTTTGTGACTCGTTTGGGTTCTTTCGGAGGGAAACATTGGGCCTTTGGTTTAACTTCAATGATTTCTCTTAAGACTTCACCCCTTGAATTACGATATTTGATGTAGAAGTCAGGAAAGTAACGATGAACTTTTCTATCTACAGGCGAACGGTAAGGAATGATGATTTCTTCACTTCCCCATTCAATAATATTCGGGTTGTTGTCGCAGTATACCATGAATCTTCGTTCCCAAAGAGACCTGTAATATATCTTTGTAGGGTCACCCTTATATTTTTTGTAATTCTTCGGTTTAAACTTACCACTGTATGACATAAATAGAATAAAAGACCTTTAGTTAGGAATATTTATATGCCAAGTATCAACAAATTATTAGACAAAATCAACCAAGCATCTCAAGCCGTAAAATCAGTTAAAGGGATTAAATCCAAACTTGAAAGTATAGGTTACAAAGGAGGTGTCAATACAGAAGAGGTCGACAAACTCCAAGCACAAGCAGAAGAAGGAAGAAGGAAACTAGAACAAAGAAGATCAACCTTACAGAAAAGTTTAGACAGTGCAACCAAGTCAAAAGGAAAAGCAAAAAGAGCTCCATCAGGAGGACACAGAGATTTACAATATCCTTTAGATGGTGATATCGATAACTTCATGTTATTTACTACTCGTTTGAGAAAGAAAAGAACAAGTGGTGGAAACTTAATTTCAGATACACCAGTTACGATTGCATTACCATTGCCTGAGGGTGGATGGAATCAAGAATCTAAAGTAACATACAAGACTGAAAGTATAGGTGCATTTGCAAGAGGGGTATC